CATTTACTTTCATATTGATTTATTAACCTATCTATATACCAACGAGCTTTCTTTAAATCTTGTGTTGGGTTATCAGGATTCTTATGTCTATTTCTAATTACATATTTAAGAACACAAGCTTCATGGTGATTCAGTTTGAACTGTTCTATTACATCCATTACTTGAAAGTCTGATCCAATGTAATAGCCTGGATCAATAGGATTTATTTTTTTCATTTTTATACCCTTTGTATTCAACTAATATAATTTTTCTATCACCTAAATGGAAGAATTCCGTTCCAAAAACGTCCCACAATTTCTCCATATCTGCTTCTGTGCGTATATGAATCTTAATGTGATTACTAAAATCATATTTAATTGTTTTTTTTTTCATCACTCCTCCTATTATAACACTTTATACAAGTGTATTCTCTGTAGTCTATCATCATAGCTTTAGTCCATTTTTTATTACAGACTAAACATCTCTCTAATACTAGCATATGTTTAGGTACTACACCTCTTTTTTTTCCCATAATGTTTATGTGTTGAGGGCAACCATGCGGAGGAAGGAGATCATATACTATGAAGTTCGATTGCCCTCTATTCTGTTTTAGTGAAACCACTGACAGTTTGCAACCTTTCTTTCACGATCATATCTAGTATTAACTGAATCACTTGGGTAGTGTGTACTCCAATGTGTTATAGCTTGGTATGCACTAAACTTGTTTTCACCAAATTCTTTAGCATAGTTCTGGTCATACTGATCTAGTATGTATCTCTTATGTTGTTGATTTACATGGCTTTTATCAGTTCTTGTAGGCTGTAAGCATAGCTTATCTACTTCATAACTAAGCTCACCATAGTTTACATCTATCTCAGTCCAGACTTCCATACTATTTTTGACAGTCTTTAGTCTGTCTACTGCATCATACTGATTAGGTATATGTAGTTTAATATCTCTAGTACCTTTGTGTTGTGATGATAAAGATAGATCCCATATAGGACTTCTTAAACCATTCATACATAGCCATAGATAGAAACCTAAATCAAACTTGAATGATCTCATTCCATTGTAGCTGTTCCACATCACAGCTTCTAAAGATATTTGTGTATCTCTAAATGGCACAACATATTCTGGTAGTGTAAATCTAGTAGCCATTACTGCACCATTGTTGGAATGTCTGTGTTGTTCTTCCATACCATTAGTGTTGAAGTTATTTTGTAAGAACTCATATGACATCTCATAGGCATCATTGTGAGTAATTACTCTGTAAGTATCTTTATGTACAGCAATCAACTCATTGTTAGTATCATGTACTAACTGTTTGTATCCACTTATTTTAGATCCATGTTGATTGTATACATCTTCTTCACGAACTGGAAATTCTAGTTCTGTTGGTAGCATTATTCGTCCTCCTCTACTGTTTCAATATAGTCATCAAACTCATATGAATCATAACTTTCATCAAGTCCTCCACCATGTATTGCTTTGTCATTTGCTTCTTCACTATCTTTTGCATTCACAAAATAAGTTTTTTGTACATTCCAAGATAATACAACTCTATAGTTTTTCATACTATTCAACTGTTATAATTATCTCATCTCTACCTGAGTAAGTTTCAAACTCAATTAGAATACTATTTATTTTTTTGAACTCATGTTCTTTGAACTCACCTTCTTCTCTAGTACCATGATATACTTTTGATGCAAACTTTACCTCTGCACCTGGTGATATTCTATTTACCTTACACATTAGATCTTTAAATGTTTCTGCATTACACTTCATATAATTTAGCCTTTCCATAATAATTTTTAGGTAGTTGAAAACCCTTGATAATCCTTCGTTCTAAAGCTCTGAACATAAGATTCTCTACTTGTTTTCTTCCTGTTTCCATAGCCATCTGCTTAGTATCCCAATCAGTTCTATGTTGTGGACCTAGTACACTATCATCAACAGTCAATCTCCATTTAGTAATACTGTGTTGAAAGTTAGACTTTATCTTAACAATATTAACTACGATCACTTGATCTTGACCATAAGATATAGTTGCTTGGTAATGTCCTGGTCTTATGCTTCGCATGATTTACCTCCTATCTGGTTTCAAATCTAAACTCATCTAACTGTTTAAGCCAATCTTCTACAGTCTTGATGTCCTTAGTTAGTTTATCTCTTAATGATTCAAACTCCTCTAATATTTCATTTTCTATTAGATACAATTCATCTAACTCATTGAGTGCTTGTATCCTTCCATTAAGAATAGCATCATGTGGTTGTTTGATTGATTCTCTTACTTTGTTTCTTTGATCCCACAATCTTGCTTTTAATATCTTTAATCCCTCTGTATTCATTAGTACCTCCTGTTCCATTACACATATCACATTCATCTGAACTCTCTGGATTATTCCAATCTATTATTAATCCAAGTCCTAGACATCTGATACACTTACGGAAGATGGTTTGTTGGTTCTGGATTGTTGTCATGTTCAAACCTTTCTCTGACCATCTCTCTAATCTCTGATGTATAGATTAGTTTCACTCCATCATGGAGCATATGTTCTACACACTTCTGTTCTAGATCATCATATGATTCACAATGCTCATAGTACTTTGTGTATATGACATCAAATCTATCTAGTTCCTGTTCTGTAAAACTATCTTGTGGTAGTGGAAATCCTCCCATTGTTTACCTCCTTTTTTAAAAAGTCAAAATGTCGGATTCGGTGATACCTCCTATCACCAGCAGTCTAATCAGACTGCTTATCTTCCTGTGTTATTGCACGATAGAATAAGAATGTTGCTGTTATACTACCGAGAAATGATATACACATTAAAGATAGTACTATTATTCCTAGTATCATAAGTAATGTTTCCATTTATTTTTTCCTTTTATATTCTGATCTTTTCTTACGATCATTGATTATTGCTATTGTTAGATTGTTTGATACCCATACTATGAATATCCATATTGGTGCACCAATTACTGATAGTATTAATGTTGGATTTAATCCTAACAACATCCACATCATTACTAGTCCACCACCTAGTGATAAATATATTAGTACAAATGTACCTATATACTCTGATCTATCTTGAAATTTAAGTCCTTGTACTCCGTTGATTACTGACATAAATACTTTTTTGATTAGTCTGAAAAAGTAATCCACAATTCCTAATGTTTCTTTGTGCATAGTTCCCTCCTTTATACATTATGTATATTGTTATAATTAAAATTAATATCATTCGGTGATACCAGAATCCTTCCTGTTTGGGGGGGGATTATATCCCCTCACCCACCAATGTTTTGATGTCTGCGTTTAAGATACTATCAGCAAGTTCTTCTTGTTCTTCTGCTGTTGGTTGTCTTAGCTTAGATGGTGTAGATTTATTCTTATTCTTTTCTTCCATAGCTTTCTCCCATGTGTATCCATATAATATCTCAAACTTAGCTGACCAGGTGTCGTATCTGTTAGTCCAATAGTCTGCTAGGTCTGACCATCCTCTGAATGTAGATACTCTGTCATAGTCTTGTTGTTGACCAATCTCTGTTACTGTATCTACACGATCATCATTTGCCTTAGTCAATGCTCTTTTAGCTTGATCTGCTCTGCTACTGGCATTGTTCATGCCTGTTCTAGCACCTAGACATTCATACATGATACTGTCTTTACACCATCCTTGCATAAACTCTGTGCCTTTTATTGGATACAGTAAGTCGAATACTTCATTCATATCCTGTTTAGCTGCATCATTTATAAATAATAGATCTTTAGTTTCTACTTTCCATTCAGTCATTTTACTACCTCCAAATCAGTATTTAGTTCTGAGATATCATAGTCATCCATTTGCTTTGATACCCATTGTGCTTCTGCTCTGTATGCTTCAGCTGTTTCTAGATCTCCATTGAGTTCTGCTAGTTTTGCTAGGTCAATGTATTTGTTAATCTCATCTTGATAATCCATTATTTGATCTCCTTCATTCTTATTCCTATATCCATAGTATACTCCTTACCTTCATCATCCTCTGTTTCTATGGTGATTCCCCATGAATCCCTAGATCCACCTTCTGATACTATTACTCCTTCTATATCCTTGTCATCCAAGGTCCTGTCATTATACCAAAAGTCCATTTGATATTTATCTTCTAGTGTGTCTTTGATAGCTTCTGCTACCTTTGACATGATAGTATACGAGTTATATTTCATTTTATTCTCCTTTATGATTTGACTCCAAATCGAAAGGATTTGATAGTTGTTGTCAGGTGCGACTAGATGATCGGCTTGGTTTAGGATAAACAATAAGCCAGGCATCTTGTTGCACCACTACCCCTCGTGGGTTGACAAGAACTATCAATATCCTTATTAATAATGGAAAATCCGAGAGAGAGAGTTCGATCCCCTGTAGACCATACATACATTCCCGAAGGGCAATAACAGTTAAAGCGATCAATCTTTGATTGATGACTTGATCTTAGCTTTGTGTGGTCGTGCAAACTAGTTACAATTTTTTACTTGACATGGTTACGAATCACTTGGTATCTATCGTAAATGGCAAGAACACAGTTATCAAAGAAAGACGGACTGACATACAAACAAAGAGCTTTGGTTGATACCCTCGTAGCCACAGGTTGCACCATAACCGAAGCATCACAGAAGGCTGGTTATTCAAAGGGAGAAGCTGGTAGAGTAGTAGCTAGTAGGACACTACGATTGCCAAAGGTACAGGCATACCTTCAACAAGAAGTATCCAACAAGTTAGGACTAGGTTCTGTCCACGCATCCTCAACATTACTACACCTTATACAAAATGGTAAGTCTGAGTATGTTAGACTAGAAGCATCAAAGGATTTATTAGATAGAATCGGAATGAAAGCTCCTGACCAAGTAAAACATTCTCACCACGGAAATGTTAGTATCAGTATAGACCTAGATTAGCGAGGTAGGGGGGTTTAAAAATAGGGCGACAGCAGAGTGATAACCACCTTTACACACAACATAGTTGAAAAAAGCACTTCAAAAAAATATTATTTATAGTAAGGTTCGATCATGGCAGATCCTCGAATAAAGAGAGCTGGGGTAAGTGGTTTTAATAAACCTAAAAGAACTCCTGGACATAAGACTAAATCACACATAGTGGTAGCTAAGTCTGGAGATAAAGTTAAGACTATTAGGTTTGGACAACAAGGCAAGACAGGAGATAGAACAATGACAAAGAGAGCAAAGTCTTTTAAGGCAAGACACGCCAAGAATATAGCGAAAGGGAATATGTCAGCTGCATACTGGGCGAATAGGGTGAAGTGGTGAGTACAGTTAATAAAGCTGGGAACTATACTAAACCCACAATGAGAAAGAGAATCTTTCAAAGAATAAAATCAGGAACAAAGGGTGGTAATGCTGGACAGTGGAGTGCTAGGAAAGCACAAATGTTAGCAGTTGCCTATAAGAAAGCTGGAGGTGGATATAAGTAATGGCAAAAGGAACAAAGCACTATTTTAAGAATGGTACGGAGTACAAAGGTGCAGTTCATAAGATGGGCAAAGGTGTGATACATACTGGTAAAACACATAGCAATAGTAGTAAACCAGTAGTACATTTTAAAGATCTTAGTGTTACTGCTAAGAAAAAAGCAAAAGCATAGTGGCACTTGCTAAATCACAACGTAGTCTAAAAGCATGGACAAAACAGAAGTGGAGAACTAAATCTGGTAAACCTTCTGCTAAGACTGGAGAAAGGTATCTACCAGAAGCAGCCATCAAATCATTGACTGATAGTGAATATGCAAGTACAACTAGAGCTAAGAGAAAAGGCAGTAGAAAAGGAAAACAGTTTGTTAAACAACCTAAATCTATTGCAGCAAAAACAAGAGCATATAGGAGTATAAAATAATGTATGGAATGAAAAAAGCCAGTGGATCTAAGAAGCTAAAAGGTAAACAGAAAAGTCTACCACCAGCTTTAAAGAAAAAAATTATGGCAAGTAAAAAGAAAAAGTAAGGAGCTAGTTATGTATAATAGATTACTAGATCGTTGGAATAACCTTAATAAAAAAGGTAAGACTTTAGTTATTGCAGTAGCTGTTATTATAGTAATTGCAATAGTACAGTCTGTATGACACAACAATACGCACAGGATCTCATATCTTTTCAAGACAGAATGAAGTTAAGAAAGATAGTTAAGAAGGTTCATTTCTCTCACTATCCAAAAGAATTAATTACGGATAAAGAAGCAGATATGTTTATTGAATCATTACTACCTGAAACTATTTACAAGTTAATTAAAGCTGGTACTGATTCCAATACTGTGTGAGTGGATTAAATTATAAAGCACCTGGAGAAGTTATTAAATCCTTTATGAAGGATAATAGCTTCTTTAGAGGTGTTCGAGGTCCAGTAGGATCAGGCAAATCAGTATCTTGTTGTATAGAAATTTTTAGAAGGGCTGCCAGACAACAACCATCTCCTGATGGAAAACGAAAATCTAGATGGGCAGTAATCAGAAATACAAATCCTCAGTTAAAAACTACTACCATGAAAACATGGTTAGATTGGTTTCCAGAACATACATTTGGTAATTTTACTTACTCAGTACCATTCACACATCACATAAAGATTAATGATATTGAATTAGAAGTTCTATTCTTAGCACTAGATAGACCAGAAGATGTGAAGAAATTATTATCACTAGAGCTTACAGGAGTATGGATCAATGAAGCTAGAGAAATTCCTAAGTCTATTGTAGATGCTTGTACTATGCGTGTAGGTAGATTTCCAGCAATTAAAGATGGTGGACCTACATGGTACGGTGTTATTGCTGATACTAATGCACCAGATGAAGATCATTGGTGGTCTATAATGTCAGGAGAAGTGCCAGTGCCAGATCATATGAATCAAGAAGAATCATTAATGTTAGTTAAACCTGATAACTGGAAATTTTTTGTACAACCTCCAGGTATGTTAGAAAAAAAAGAAGATGATAAAATTAAGGGTTATGAACTAAATACAACAGCAGAAAATATTAAGAATGTTACTCCTGAGTATTATAGTAATATTATTAGAGGTAAATCAAAATCGTGGATAGATGTTTATGTTTTAAATAAATTAGGAACTATAGAAGATGGAAAGTTAGTCTATGGTTCATTTAGAGAAGATACACATATAGCTAGTGAGAATATAGAGTTTGCAGATACTTCAGTATATATAGGGTTAGACTTTGGTCTAACACCTTCTGCTGTATTTGGACAACGACTACCTGATGGTAGATGGATTATAAACCATGAGTTAGTTTGTTTTGATATAGGCACAGTTAAGTTTAGTGAGATGCTAAAGCATGAAATAATAAAACATTGTGCAGATAAAGATTTAAAAATATTTGGTGATCCAGCTGGTGATTTTAGGGCGCAGACAGATGAAACTACTCCTTTTCAGATACTTAGACAGCAAGGTATCCAAGCCTTTCCAGCTCCATCAAATGATGTAGCTCTACGAATAGAATCAGTAGAATCTGCATTGAATAGGATGGTTGATGGTAAGTCAGGTTTCTTACTATCACCATCCTGTAATCAGCTAAGAAAAGGTTTTTTAGGTGGCTACCATTATAGAAGAATACAAACATCTGGAGAGAGATATGAAGATAGACCTAATAAGAATAAATATTCTCATGTACATGATGCACTACAGTATTTAATGTTAGGTGCTGGAGAAGGTAGATCTTTAACTGTAGGACCACAGAAACAAACAGTTACAAATGTTTACAAAAGTTGGGATATATTTAATAGAAATACAATAAATAAGCGAGGTAAATGGGATATTTTCCGAAAGAATGGCTAGTATTCTTTTATGATCCACCTTTAGAATCGTGGTATCATATGTTTAGGAGAGGGGGTATGGCACATTGTGGCATGATGGGGTATGACCATACTAAGAATGTATGGATTATTATAGAACACATACACAAAAGACTTGATGTAAAAGTTTTATCTGGTGAAGAAATATCTTACATAATGGAATATATTGTAAACAACAAAGGAGTTATTTTAAAATGTCCACTTCAAAGAGAAAAATTTAAATTATTTCAAGGAGCATGGTTAAGAGAAAATAGTTGCGTTACAGTAATAATGAGGGTATTAGGTATTAATAGGTTGATTATAACACCTTATGGGTTATATAAATACTTAGTAAATAATGGATGTAAACAATGGGAATATTTAGAACACCAAAATACAGAAAATCAGCTTCAGAAATAGCTATGGAAAAACAGATGGAAGAAGATCGTAAAAAAGCTGAAGAAGAAAAAAAACGATTAGAAGCTGAAGAAAAAAGATATAAGAAAAGATTTGGTAAAGGAATGGTTGGTGTTAGATCATTATTTTCAAAAGCTGGTGGTGGTGGTTTTTTTAGTGATGGAGAAGAAACTTAATGGGTGCAAAGCAAGGAGCTAGTTCATCAAAAGGTGGAATGTCTAATAAATCTGCTGAATCAAATGCAGTAGTACAAGGTATTAAAGCAGATGAATATGCTAAAAAAAAATTAGGTATTACAACTACAGTAGCTGGTCCTGTTGCTGGTGCTAATACAACACCAACAGGATTTTATTCTACTACATCCTCTAATCAAATGTATGGTGCAGAATACCAAGCAGCAAGAGGAGAATATTTAGCTTCACAAGGATTAGCAACTGCTCGTACAGTTACTGATGCTACAGGAAAAACTTTTACAACATATGATCCAAGAACAGCAGATGGTAAATATACAAATGCAACTAGAGGTGCAATGGAAGCAGCTAAAAGAGAACCAATCCCTTTGTCAAAACAAATGTTTGAAAGCCAACAAAGATTTAAAGCTGGAATGGCAGCAGTTGCTGCATTAGCTGGTATTCCTGTAATGCCAAGTGTTTTGTATATGAAATCAAGAACACCTTATCAAGATTATATAAATAAAAATAAACAAATGTTTTCTTACCGAAATATAGATTCTGGAAATAATCAAAACAAAAATCAAGAGGTTCAAGGTCAAGAAATGGCAGCTCCAGTTGGAGATAATATAGTTAGTAAAGAGACAAAAAATAAAAAATATTTAGCAAGTTTAAAAGATGGAGATCTTTCTAAAGGAGATAGAAAATTTATTACTGGTACTAGACAAGGTTTTGGTGGTGAATATACAGTTTAATGGAATATAATAGTTACAGATCTGCTGCAAATATGTCTGATGAAATGTCAGCAAAAATGTTTTTAAAAAAATATTCACAAGCAGATGCTTTAAAAACTATATGGAAATCTAAGTTTGAAGAAGCATATGAATACACTATGCCAGGTAGGGAATCTTTTTACGAAGAATCACCTGGACAAAAAAGAACAGATAGAATATTTGATGAAACAGCTGTAGTAGGTATCCAAGAATTTGCTAGTAGATTACAAGCTGGTATAACTCCTACATTTGGTAGATGGATTAATTTAAAATCAGGTATTGAAATAGCACCTGACATAGCTCCTCAAATAGATGAACAGTTAGATTCAATAACTCAATATATATTTGAAGTATTACACAACTCTAATTTTAATCAAGAAGTACATGAAGCATTTATGGATTGTGCTGTAGGTACAGGATGTTTATTAGTTAATGAAGGAACAGCATCTGATCCTATAGTATTCAATGCAATACCTTTACCTCATATAACTTTAAATAGTGGACCTAATAATAAAATTGATTGTATATATAGAAAGCGACAAATTAGATTAGGAGATCTAAAAGTATTATATCCAAATGCAGAACTTAATGAAATTACAATAAATAAATTATCACAAGATCCAGATCAAAAGATTAATGTTATTGAAGGTACAATGCGTAATTATTCTGATGTAAATAAAGAAGCATATGATTATGTAGTATGTGTACAAGAACATGAATCAATTATAATACAAGAAAAGTATACTGGAGCTGGATCTAATCCATTTATTACATTTAGATGGAACAAAGCATCAGGAGAAGTTTATGGTCGTGGACCAGTATTTAATGCTATGTCAGCTATTAAGACTACTAACCTTACTGTAGAATTAATATTAGAAAATGCACAGATGAATATATCTGGTATTTATCAATTAGAAGATGATGGAGTAATTAATACAGATAATATTGCATTAGTGCCTGGCACAATAATTCCAGTTGCTCCTGGATCTAGAGGATTACAGCCTATTAATGGTGCTGGTAGATTTGATGTAGCACAATTAGTGTTAGAAGATATGAGAAATAATATTAGAAAAGCATTATATATGGATACACTTGGTCCAACAAAAGGTACACCAATGTCTGCTACTGAAGTTGCAGAAAGAATGTCCGATCTATCAAGACAAATAGGATCATCATTTGGTAGATTACAATCAGAATTTATACAACCATTAATTAAACGAGTTATATACATACTAAAAAAACAAGGAAGAATAGAAATACCTAGTATAGATAACAAAGAAATAAAAATTATTCCTGAATCACCACTATCAAGGGCGCAGAATGAACAAGATATTGCTGATGTTAATAGATTTAATTCTACTTTAGGTCAAAC